TCTTTGGTCATGCTTGTCCCCTTGCTCGGATGGCGGCAGCGGCAGGGCAAAACCCATCAACATCTGTTGGTGTCCACTTCTCGCACACCTTTGCACACGCCTCACGCTCTTCTTTTTGCCCATGATGTCTGCCTCTTGGTGTGCAAGGCCGCACACAGGTGTTGTACTCCTCGCAGCAAACCTGCGACTGCCCCCTTGCTCTGATCTGCATGGCGCAGTCTTCTGCTGTGGCTTTCATGTACTGCTCATGCTCTCTTCCAAGTTGTGTGAACATATCCACTGCCACTTTTTCACACACCTTTGCACACGCCTCACGCTCATCAGCGCGGACATTGTTGACAAAGCGTTCAAGCCGAATAAGGTCAAACTCCCAATAGCCTCCACGCTCAAGCCCAGCCTCACGCGCCATCTCAATAATTGTTTTCATGCTTCCACCCAATCCTGTTCAATCGAACACCACGCCACACGCCTACTGTCAATAATGCAGTACCCACCCACAACATCGTCAAGCTGCCCACCAAGGCAGTAGTAGTTGTCTTCTTTGAATGCCATCAGTTTTTCGCCAGCAGCAAGCTGCACAGTGACAGTGCGTACCCCATCCTTGCGGGTAAAGTCTTTTGTGATTTTCATATCAGCAGACTCCAAACCCAAAGCCCTGTAAAGAACAGCGCCAGACAGATCGTCAACAGCACTGCAAAAATACACCAGAGCATCACCACGCCGATCTTGTGCCATTGGTCTGGCACTGGCTCAATGTCATCAGGTATTGCCGGATAAGGCTTGATTTTCCTAACCTGTGGCTGTTTCCTAGCGTCACAAGCAGCGCATCCATCTACGCATAGTTTGCATTTACCATCTTGCTCCGGCTCAAGCTCCGCATTCGTGAAGTGACAAAAAAACTCACACTGAGGTGTGTGGCCGCAAATCCCCCCCGCATCGCATACCCTGTTCATGATTGCCTCCTTTCAAGCATAGCGTCTGCCACAATGTACGCCGCCTGAGCAATCTCTTGAGCGTCTGTGCTGTTGTTAGCAATAAGCCCCTCCATCGCATGGGCTGCAAAGTAATCGCGTATGGTCATGCCAAAACCGTTGTGCGATGTAGGAAACGCTGGCCCACCTGTCTTGGCCCTGCGTTCTTCGATTGAGAGTAGTAGATTCATACGATCTCCTTCACTTCGTCCACTGCCAAGTACGCTTTGAGCCTCTTAACCCTGTTTTTGTTGTAAGTCACCATTGACTGCGCGTACTCCACGCCAGTCTCAGCCCTCAACAAGTCATGTTCGGCATGGATTAGTTCATGCGCTATCGCCTGTGCTGGCGTCACCGTTTTCATCATGAGCTTTAGCTCTGTCCATAAATATTTAAACATTGCGGCCTCACTTCAACAACTCGTTGATCTGCTCATTTAAGAGCGCCCCAAGATCACGGCCACGCACCGCAACCATCTGGGCCTCTTTGCAGTCGTAGATCACCTTGGCCGCATCCCGAATGGCTTTGTTGTAGCCACTTTTATAAACATCACCGCCGTCCAGCATCATCACAATCGCATCCCTGACCAAGGCAGAGGCCTGTCTGTGCTGCGCTGCCTCTTTGATCCGCTCGTAATATTCCGGCGGAAGATAAACCGAATACGGTATTAACTTTCGTGATTCCATGCCATAAACTCCTGATAAATTGTGTTCAACCTCTCACGGGCCGACTCATTTGTTTTCAATTCGGCTCGTGAATGAATGCCTAAATAGTTCCGCAGCCACACCACTGCCTCTTCTTCTTCGGCATTAAGGATCTGCAAGTCCTCGTGCAAGAATTGCCAAAAGTTTGGGTTGCGGCACAGAGCGCCAGCCTTGGAAACGAACTGATCCCCGGCGTACTCTTGCTCACGAATCAAAGGCTTGTCCACCGCATTCAGCCTGACCATGACGCACTGATACCGAGCCCCCACAAAGTCACGAAGCAACTCTTCGGGGATCTCGTCAGGGTGCATGCGCAGCGTTAGCACATACCCCTCCTTGTCTTGCTTGATGGCCAACTTAATGGCCTCAAATTGCATAGTTTTCATGCGACCACCTCAGAAGGGGATGTCGTCATCATTGACTGGATCTGGGCGAGGGGCAGCCTGCACGGGGGCATCTGGCTTCACATAAGGCTCAGAAGCCTGCATGGACAGGCAGTCTTTGCCGTTAATCACTTTACTCCAACCAGAGATTTGGATCGTCACAGTGGACTGACCCGTGGTCTTGGTCAGCATTTGGCGCAGGAACTCTCTGTCCAGCACCAGATCGCCGCGCTTGTCGGGGTGCTGCTCTGTGCGCTTGTAATCGTTGGGCCACAAGGTGCCGGTGTTCGGCTTAGGGATGTATGTGCTCATGCTGTTTCCGTAAATTTGTTTTTAACTTTGGTGAACTTGGCCATCAACACTGTAAAGAAATCCGCATCGGTCTTCTTGACGGCATCAAAAAGCTGTTTGTTCTTCCTAAAGATTTTCATGACATCGTCTTTCTCGGTTGCGTGTTGTAAGGCTAGACCCGCCGCCTCGTCCACCATAGCCAGCCAATCTTCGACAGACCCAGATGGGCGCAGTGTTACTTTCATCATCCAATCGCCATCGTCACCCTCAATGACGGCAGGGGGCCGTGGCTTGACTGGAGGTAGCGCAGGTGGCGCTGCTGGAGAGATGGTCTGCTTGGGTGCTTCAGTGCCAGCAGTGGAATCGATCACATCGTGCTCAACGATCTCCAGCGCGGTCATCCACAGGTAACGGCGTTGATAAGACTCCGTGGCGCCCAAATTTTGGATGGGGTGTGCCCCCTTGAGGTTGGCCTCGGCCATTGGGGAGGTGATCATCACCATCGTGCCGTCCTCAGTGTCATAGATCGCCAACTCGGCATAGTCAGACTTGAAGCTGACAATCCCGCACAGACCAATGTCATAGAAGATCTGCTGGATAGCAGGAATAAAGTCGCCCAACTCAAAGTAGCTGTAGCCAGCAAACTTGTTGAGGCCAGACTTCTTGAGTTCTGTGGACTGAAGCCTAACTCTGGCCTCCATTAACTTGCGATGTACTGTCATTTTTTTGCTTTCTTGGTTGGTTTAAGAACATTGCGAACTGGCTCATCATCTACGTTGGAATTGACCACTTCAAAAAGTTTCTCCAAATAGTGACCGGCTTTGAGAAGATCGATGCCGCCGCCCTTCTCTGGGTAGCGGGCTAGGTACTTGATGACATTGCCCCGCAAGTAGCCCTCAAACTGCTCTGGGGTCATCCATGCTTTCATGGCATCCCACGGCTGCACCTCTTTATCCTTGTAATATCCGCCCCCTGCTTGGTAATTATTGAGACTCATACTTCCTCCTTTGCTTGATAATCGCGCCACTGAACGCACCACTGGTTTACTGAACAAAAGTTGGCACAGCGCGTCCGCTCACCCAACCTTGTGTCCAGTTCATAATCTCGACCCAAAGCAGCCCGCGCTTCATCTGCCGCCTCTTGCGTTTCATGCAAAGACTTAGCCCGAACCCCGCCTTTCTTGCGAACCGCATACACAGTCGGCTTCTCCCACATCTGCTCCGGCGTACAGGGCGGCAACAATTCGCCGGTTTCCATAGCAAACTCACAGGCAGAATGCTGGGCTATCCGCTCCAAGACAAAGGCTTCACGCTCCTCATACGGCCACAGCTTGATGGGCAACTCTTTGATGGGGGCTTCAGGGTACCCCTCCCGATTGGCAGCATCCCGGCGGCTCCAATCCCGGACGATGGCCACAATCCCCAAGTCCAGCACCTTAACCTTGCGCACCTTCTCCACCAGCCACGCATAGATGTTGAGTTGCTGCTCCCACTCCACCTTCTCGTTCATGGTCGCCCACGCACTGGTGGTCTTGTAGTCCCGGATCTGGATACCCTCGGGCGTTTCTATTTGCAGGTCAATCGCACCGCTGATGTTCCAGCCGTCTAGCTCAGCATGCAGCCTAGCCTCAACAATGTGGTTGTCGTCTTTCCCGTGCTCCAAGACGGTATGCACCGCTGAACCGAAGATAGACCAGACCATGTCGGCTACGTCTTCCTCTAATTCGTCTTGAAACGTCTGGGTCAGAGCCACAATCTTGGGGCTGTTGATAAGCTGGGTAACGCTGAGATTAGCGCGGCCCTTGCTGTAGGTTGGCCGCTTGATGACGTTCACAAACGTTTGCGGTATGTTGAATTTATTCGTCAAAATCATGTCTGTTTTCCTCCAAG